GCTCGAGAGTGTTGTAGGGAGAGGGAACGCGGGCGAACCAGACGTAGAGGAAATAGTAGATATTGGCAGAAGAGTTAAGGATAACGGTGCCGGGGGTTCCGGATTGGTTGCCGTGAGTGGTTCCGTATACTAGAGTATGGAAGAGGTGCATTGCATGGCATGCCTCCTCGAGCAAGACAGCTCGGGCGACATGCTCATTGACATCGGGGGGAGTGTCAGCGTGAAGCGCATACCAGGCGTTGGCCGCGGCGAGGAAAGCCTCGTAGACTTGCCACGCGTGGTCGCCATCGAAGTTACCGTAGTCGCCATCACCCCCGACTGGAGAAACTTCAAGGAGCTTGTCAAGAAGTTGAGTCCACTCGAGGGAATAGGGATTGATGCCGACTTTCATGAAAATTTCATGTCTATTGGAGTAGAGGGCAGCTACAAAGGCGAGGAAGGATATGCGGAAGTTGACTACGTAGTTGGCGTTAGACATGACGAAGAGGCGGGTTTTTCCGAGAGGAATTTTCTCGATCGGGCGAAGTTCGTCCTTCCAGCAGTCGGTCCAGAGGGAGGGGTAGCGCTCTCCTTTGAGGGCACTCTCCCGGTAAGCAGCGACGGACGCACGGAATTTCTGTCCGTGTTCGTCGTCGGCATACTTCCAGGTTTGGAGGTCCTCATGAAAGGTCATGAAGGCACCCTTCCCATGGGAACCGACTGGTTTGTCAGAAGCGTAGGGGTATCCAGCAGACGTTTGTGGATTGAGGCTGTCGAAATATTCGACGCCTGGGATTCCAGCGAGGCCTTCGTCGATGGTAAGGTCGCGGCAGATTCCAGCAACGGGTTTTATGTTGCTGAGGAGGTCGACCATAGCTTCGACTACGCGCTCGTGGATAGCCAAGTCGAACAAGGGAATTTCACGGGTGAATTTCTCCTGTCCGATGGCGTGGATATTGCAGTCGGGGAGTTCAAGGCGGGGATCGTCGGGCGAAAGTACCGCAGGTGCTTTAGTGGAAGGTCCGAAAAGGCCGTAGAGTGGTAAAGGTTGCAGGTCCGTCTTTGCAGGAGGATAGTTGCCATAGCGTGAGGGGACACTGCCCACAAGTTCGATATTCCCGGGGGGAAAATCGACTCGTGGTATAGCGTCGACTTGTTCGATGCAGTTTTCGGGGAGAGGGAAGCCAGAGACGAGAAGTTCGCCGCGATCACGGAACGCTTCGTCAGCGGTGACGAGCATTTCGAGCGAGACGACTTCAGAGATATAGGTGCCTCCAGAGGGATTATTTGCGACATGGATGCCGCAGATCTTCCGCTTGGAGTTTGGGTCGTGGATGATCAGAGGAGAGCCGCACTCGCCGTCATAGCAAGGAGTTAGATACTCCCAGCCCTGAGCGACGTACTGCATGCCAGCCCTCATTTCTGCGTCAGACGCAGAGCCGAGGCGATAGGCAGCATGTGTTGGTTCGGGTCCATCAGGAACGATGCGGTATTGTTTCTGGGAGGCTTTGAGGAGGCGATCGACGATAGTATTAGGGTCGTTACCGGTTCCGGGTTTGAAGACGATCAAGTGAGCAGAGACGTTCTTTCGATGCGCAAGATCATCATCATTGATGAAGTGGCGCGTGATGTTAGCGAACGTGCGAGTAGCCTTGCAGAGGTAGATGCAAGCATCGTGCTCATGGCCGTCTTCGTCTTCGATTTCGATGAGATCATCGGGATTGAAGAGTTCGGTGTAGACGGTTTTGCATTCCGTGGTGACGGTGAAGACCGCGCCCTTAGGCATAAGGTCTCCACCGACGTAGAAGAAGTGACGGGGCAGAAGAAGGCGTTTCCCCTCGTAGAAGAGACCGCACAGTTGCGCTGGGCGATCCGTTCG